CCCCCCGTTTCATCTTTTTGGTGGGCCGTGTTGGAATCGAACCAACAACCTACTGATTAAGAGTCAGGTGGAGGCGCCTCGTAACTAACCTAACTGTTTGATTTGTTGGGGAAAACCGTTTTGCATTTTGCAAAAAAGTGTCAATTTTATAGTTGACACCGACCAAAAGTTGACACTATGTTGACACCAAGTTAGCACTTTTTTCAAAGAACAATCCCTCAAAAAAAGCGGGCTAATAGCCCCGACTGGTGTCTCATGTCAATCAATTTTCTTTGCCCGATGTGCAAGTCCTCATCCAACCTTGACAGCGAAATTTGCAAATGCGGGGTCAATCTAAAAAAAATTGGCCGTTACCGGGTAAGGGTCAGACTACCTAATGGTCGATGGTTATCCAAGGTCGTTGATGGGCTTGAACAAGCAAGAGGCGTTGAGGCGAAATATCGCGCAGACAAGATCAAGGCCGACGTTCACGACGTATGGCCCGGCATCAAGCTTAGCGAAGCGTGGCGCCATTATTATAGGTGGGCAGAGATCAATAAACGATCGCACAAGGATGACCTTGGATATTGGACTCGGCATATCAAGCCACAATTCGGCCATATGTCGATGGACGCCATACAGCCGCAAATGATCCAACGGTGGGTTGATGAATTGAGGTTTAAGACCTGCGAGAGCAATTACAGGAAAGGACAGCTTTTGAAGCCGTCATCAATTAAACACTTCCTTGTTTTGCTATCCAGGCTTTACAGTTGGAGCACCAAACAGCGTCTATATAATGGCATGAACCCCTGTAAGGTCGTATCGCCTCCAAGATTTGATAATACGATGAATGACGCTCTTTCAGAAGACGGTATCCTAAAACTTTTGAACGTGCTGAAAACCGACAACAACGAAAGGGCGTGCCTGGTAGCTATGTTTGCCCTGGCAACCGGCAGGCGAAAAAGTGAAATATTGCATCTGACTTTCGACGACATCAACTACAAGGCCGGCCTTGCCACATTTAAGGGCCAATACTGCAAGAACGGGCGGACCCAAACCGTAACCCTAAACGCTACAGCATTGGGCGTTTTAGAGCGATGCAGAGAGATCAAAATAAGCGAATTGGTGTTTCCAAGTTCAACCGGCGATTACTATCAATCGTTTCCGGCAACCTGGCGCCGTATCCGAGACAAGGCCGGCATAAACTGCCGTTTCCACGGATTGCGGCATAGCTTTGCAAGTTTCCTGGCATCGAGTCAGGTAGATTTATACGTGATCAAAGAGCTTCTTGGACATAAAGACCTGGCCATGACCCAGCGATATGCCCATTTGGTGAATGCTTCTTTGCGACGTGGCGCCAGTGTTGCCGACAACATTTTTAATGGTCAGGCCCATAAGTAATTAAGCGTTGACTTAACTTAAATGCCTGAAATACCTAAATAAAACTCTTGACTTCTACTTTTGGACGGTTTACATTCCAGGCAACATAAACCCCCAATTTAAGGAGTCACCAAAATGCAGATCGAAGCAGTCAACCCCGAAGTCATTGGCCAGCAAGACTATATGCAAACCGAGATCGAAAACCTTTTCATCGCTGCCGATGGCAACAGCCTGGTAGTGGTCGGCATCGAAAGCGCCTACTTGGTCAAGCTGGCGGAGTAGAGCGCTCCTTCCAAAATCCTGGCGATGGGTCGGCAGCAATGCCGGCCCTTTTGTTTTGCGACGCTGAGCAATGACCACTATCGGCAATGCCGATGGTGGTCTGTTCGGTGCTTGTGTTTTCCAAAGGGCGAGACGCTGTATCTGCCCTGGATGACGACGAGCAAAAGGTGATTAAAAATCACAGTTTGACAAGTAGCCGAAATCCCAACGTATCCATCATCAACGAATCCGGCCTCTATTCCCTGATCCTTCGATCCCGCAAGCCAGAGGCAAAGGAGTTCAAGCGGTTGATTTTTACCTTCCTGGAAGTCGGTTTTTCAACCCCCTAATTTAATTGGTCTATTTTAAATTTATTTCCGTAATTGATTCTGAGATCATAAAAAACCTTGCAAATACAATGACTTTTATTGCGGCACAATTTTGTGCCGCAGTCACATATGGTTCGTATGGGCCGTGGGAAAGGTTACGAGCGCGAGGAGCCCTATTACGAAATCACCCGCGACGGGAGGAGGCGTCGATCATTGGGCAGACCCTGGACGTGTGGCGCCATTTAAAAAGATGGTGTCGGTATTGCCGACGCTATCGCAAAGCACTGTAAACGTGCGAAATTACTCAAAGGCACCGAATCAGTGCGTTTAGGTTTTGGGCCACGGGGGACTATCATCCATCCCTCATCCCCAAATCACACATTTATAACCTGCCAATATTACAGCAATAAAAAATATTTTGGTGAATAGCCACCGTCTGGCGACTAAGATCCCTATAGAATCACGACCGCGACCGGCAGGCCAGCCGGAAGGCCCTGGAACCCCCGTCCTCCGGGGCCGCTGCGCGGTTAAAACTTAACGGACGGACCATACAAAGGACGGGGAAATGTCATTTGAACAGTCAATTACGGCGAAAAAAAATTTTATGCAAGTCGATTACACTTTGATCAAAAAACTTGGAGCGGATCGAGCCGTATTCCTTACGCATTTAATCAAAAAGCACGATGCGCATAACCCTGATGATGGATGGTTTTATGCGACATATGCGGGCATTGAGGCAAAGTTGGGACTGGCAGTGGCCAAGCAACAGGCGATCGTGAAAAGCCTAAAAAAGTTGGGACTCATTAAAACCCAAATGCGAACAGACGATGTCGGCACCAAACAATACTTTTTCATTTGCATTGGTGAGGTAAAGAACCTTTTGGTCGGCTCAGACTCCCCCCAAAAATCAATAGGGACTCCCCCCAAAAATTACGAGGGACTCCCCCCAAAAATTACGAGGGACTCCCCCCAAAAAATGAGGGGGACTCCCCCCAAAAATTACGAGGGACTCCCCCCAAAAAATGAGGGGGTTAACTATAGTCTTAAACGAGAGTCTAAAACGATACCAGAAAGCGAGAGCCTAAAAGATACCAGCTTGAAAGCTGACGGCGGCGAGCCGCCGGCTACTGATAATTTTCGTGAGATAAGCAAGCCCGCCATCGCCAGGGATTTAATTCAAAGTGTGATTGAAAAAATTTTAGAAGACGATGAGCCTGAGACACATCCAGGCGGTCAGGTAAAAACTCCGTTAATTGAAATTGAAGAAAACACACATCCAATTAACGAAGTGAAAACTCCTTCAACTGAAGTTGAAGATAACCTATCGCCAATACGCGAAGCGATAGATTTTTCAAAAACCATTAGAACAGACAAACCCGCCCAACCGCCCGAAGGCGAGGCGCCAGCCGAGCAATACGAATCAAGGCAAAGTTTTTATGATCGTCTTGCAGCTCAATTTGAGGAAACCCCTGACCAAGACTTCGGCGAGGCGTCCGCCGAGCGCATGTCAGATGACTCGTGTTCCGCTCCAATAGGCACTATTCCGCTAAATGATGAAGATTTTGACATGATGTCCCTTATAAAGGGCGCCTTTAAGACAATGCCAAACGAAGCGTAAGGCCCGCTATGCAACTTTTATGCCCCGGTCTATATGGTTTTGCCTTGCATTGAGATCGTGCAGCCAGCGGCCTCTAATTGAGTCGGCCAAAAGGTATGATTTTGGAGCAAAATGAAATTTATTTTCGATGAGGCGATGAAAAAGGTGATTTTGAGCGTGTTATTCAAGTAAAGGCCGACGAAACGACCAAATGAAAAGGATGAGGTCCAATGCAGAAGTCGAAAAAATCGAAAAGAGTAAAGCGCCCATATATGGTAGCCGCTACAACCAGGCGTTGCGAGGCATGGCAGCGATTCCGAGAGGCCGAAGACAGATTCATTGAACAAATCGACAAACGGAGAAGTAAATAATGGCGAATTTTGAAGCATGTCAGGTTTATATCGAGCAAGAGATTGACGAAGCAATTTCAAAGGGTAAAAAGCCCCATACGATCGGCAAGCAACTATCCGAATTAGTTGATAAATTGTTTGAAGCAAAAATCCCGGCAGCGACTTTAAAGAAGCGCGCAGAAAGACGCCTGGCGAAGCTTTCATCTGCAAGAGAGATCGTGGCCCCTGGTGACAAATGTCACCTTTCGCCAATTGAAAAGACTATTGCCAGACTGTTGAAGCAGATTGACGGTATCGAAAAGGCGAACTTTGAGGGCAAAGCCCTTCCAGGCGATGAAGTTAAAAGCGCACTGGTTGACCTGCAATCCGCAATCGAAAACGTTTTAGAGATCCTTGGAGCAGAATAAAATGGCAAATTTCAATGCAACCAAGGGCAGCCCGACAGCCAACTCCTATGCGACGGTCGATGAGGCCGATGAATATCTTGAGAACGAATATGGCGCAGATGAGTGGGCGCCCTTGAACACTTCAGATAGTCGCGTATCTGAAGCGATGCACCCTATCTCGTCGGGCCTTCCCGATGAAGTAAAAGAAAAACTTCTTGTAACGGCGACAAGAATGATTGAGCGGCTTAAACCTAAGTACAAAAAATTTGACAAAAGCCAATCTTTAAACTTTCCGATGAGCGTGTCCCCCGATGGTTTCGATATCGCCAAAGAGGCCACCATCATCCAGGCGATGCACCTTTACAGAAACCACGAACAAATCCAAGAGGCATTGTCAGGCACTCTTCATGGCCTAAAAAAGGAGTCCCTTGGCAAGACTTCAAAGGAAGTGACCGCATATAACCCGATGGGAAAGTATGCTCCTGGCGTGCTCAGAATGTTATCTAATTATGTCGAAATAGCCGTACGGTGTACGAGGTAGGATCATGCCAATAAGCGCACAAACTTCGGGCCGATTATCAAAAGCCATTAAGTCGCTGCACAAGCTGTCAAGGGAGTTTGATTCGCTGTCGGATAAGGACTTTGAAAGAAAATTGAAAGCATTGAGGAAGCGGACCATCGGGGTTTTCAACACTTGTCCATTATGTCACAAGCGAACATTACACACCTTCCAACATGGGGCACATAAGAACATTTGCGCATCCTGTTATGCGACCCTGGACGTGTCAGACTATTATGGAGAATAAGCCCTTCCAGAGTGAGTCACAGAGCAAGCCGGGTATAATCTTTTCACTGACTGAATGAGATCTTGGTTAACGGCGAATGAGATTCAGGTTAACGGAATTAGGCAGATTAAAAAAGCGGAACTGAGAGTTCCGATTTAATGAATGAGATTCTATAAGGGTGAGATTAAAAGAACGGCCATAGAGTTATGTTATTTTTGACATAACCTAACAATGTTAGGATAGCCTAACAATTGCCCTGGACAAATGTCCACCCTGGATGAAGGGACAAATGTCACCACCAGTAACGTTACAAGTTTTGCTTCTTTTTGTGTCTCAAAACTTCAACTTTAAATAGTGTCTCATTTGCTCAATTTCGATAAAACCATAAAAAGTAATTTGTAATTGCCTGAAAAGATTACAAATAAAAGAGTGTCTGATAAGGAACAATATGTAAACTTTAACGTTATTCTAAACGATAACGGTAAGTTAACTTCAATTTGGCAGTGTCTCAAAACCCCTTGAAAAGTGTATCGAAACTGACAGGACAAAATGCCCAAAAAAGCCTCAACAAAATCCCCTAAAACATCATCCAGAATGCCGAAATTTATTCCAGCTCCACCACGAGAGAGGTCCGATAGAGGGACGTTCGTTGGCAAGGTTGATCGATGGGCAGTGAACGGCCCTGATGGGTTTTGGGCATGGCATGAAGACGTTAAGACAAAGGTGCTGACCAAAGCAGGCAAATATGAAGTCTGGCAGCCCACAGACCGCCAGAGACGAACGATTGACAATTTGCTGGCCACTGATGCCAAGGGCAATTTTAAACGCTCTACCGGACTTCTCATATGGCCCAGGCGACATGGAAAGTCTACACTGATGGCCCTTGTCGTCCTTTGGCTTTTCACTTCACGAAAGAACTTTACGGTTCAATTGCAAGGCAACACTGAAGGGCATAGCCGCAAGGTTCAACTGAACACCCTGGTCAAGATCATTCAGCATACGCCAGAGCTTAAAAAGCTGATCGATCCCGACAAGGACATCAGCAAATACGAAATCGCCTATCCGAAGCGTGGCAACATCATCCAGGGGATGACGGGCAATAACTTAGCCTCTGCTTTCGGCGATCGTCTCAACGTCCTTTGGGTAAGCGATCTGCACGCCTGCCCGGACCTTTCCAGCTTCAACGCTATGCAGGCCAGCATGTTGGACAGCTCCAACACGCTCCTATTGGTCGACTCCAACGTCGATTCCTTTGACGGTCATGTCCATGCGCTTCAAAAGGAAGCAGACAAAGACCCGGCCATATATGCCGACCATCTATGGTATCTGGACTTTGCCCACTATGAGGATGCGGCACCGACATGGATTGATCGACACAAGGCCAAGCGGTTGCAGCGGACCCTGCTCGAAGCAGAGTTCGCCAGAGACATCCTTGGCCAACGATCTGATGCAAAGAATGCACTTTTCAGCTCCAAGCACATAGACCTTTGCAAGTCGGCCTATGAGATCCCCGTCATAGACGTCCAGTCCATTGCCCAGGGCCGCAAATATGTCATTGGTGCCGGCCTGGATAAGGCCAGGTCATTGATGGGCGACAATGGGGCCGACTTCACCGTCTGGACGGTCGTGCTCAAGACTGCTTCACCAAAGACTGGTGAAGCAGAATATTACATCCTCAATCAGCAGACCGTGCTTCCCAACACGCCAGAGAATTTGAAGCGGATTATCATCGACGACAATAAGCGATACGGGCTGACCAATGCGGGCTTGGAGAGTTATGAAACGGCAGATTTGGCGCCGTGGCTTATCAAGCAGGGCATCGAGTGCGAGGTCATTAGTCCGACTGCCAAAGTCCAGAACGTGGCATTTCCTGAACTGTCAACGATCGTTCGCTATGGGCGGCTGCACTTCCCAAAAGATATGCCAAAGCTTGCCGATGAAATGACAACCTTTTCTTACCAGGTCATGCCCAACGGCAATTATCAATTTGGGCACAGTTCGCAAAAATTCCATGACGATACGGTCTACTCGCTGGCATGGGCAATATACTCAATCAGAAGCCAAATTTTAAACGTTTACACGCTGGGTAACGTTCAATGCGCGGCCCGCACAGCAACACGCCAGTTTTGCTTCCTATTAGGCGGAAATCTAAGGCTGAATTGCGCGGATAAATGCCCGGCATATGGCAAGGTCGTTGATATGTGGCTGAACTATCGCGAGCAGATGCTTGATGACGACATGAGCATAGAGGACTTTTTCAAAAAGTACGTCAAGCGTGAAGGCGCACTAATCTATCAAGCGGTGTGAGGTTAAAATGCTTTTTTCATCGAAAGTGGATTCAACTATGGAAATTCTTTTCAAGCAGGCGCAACACCAGGCCAATACGGCACGCAAGCAACAGGCGATCAAGCGCAACGATTTATATCAGTCTGAACAAGACGAATACATCGTTGAAAATTTGTCTAAATGGTCAAGCAATCCCGAAAAGCTGACGCCATTACAGGTCAACATTGTGAAGAAAATCGTCAATTTGACTTCGGCCACCTACATCCAGCCGGCCAAGCGATCAATTGACGGCACCGAAGCAGACCAGGCCATTTATGGCGACATCTGCAAGGCCGCCATGATCGACAGCGTTATGAAGCAGGCTTCGCGCTACTGCAAGCTGCACAAAACGATTCTGTTAAGAGTCGTCTGGCGTGGACAGGTAGAAATTGACGTTCTGACTCCTGATCTTGTGGACGTGACCGTAGGCGACAGTCCCAGGGATTTGAAGCAAGTCATGGTGACGAACTGGCCTGAAAGCGGCAGGGCAGAGGATGTGACTTATTCCGTTTGGACCCCTGAAACCTTCCAACGTCTTGACTGGCGCGGCACTGTCATTGAGTTCATGCCGAACCCTTATGGCGTGTTGCCGTTCGTGCCATGTTGGGATTCACTGCCGTTAGACTCTTTTTGGGTAAAGGGAGGGCAAGATCTTGTCAGCGCCCAGGGTGCCATAAACGAAAAGCTGACCGATTTGCTCTATATCATCCGATCGCAAGGCTATGGCGTCGGTTGGATGAAGTCGAACCTACACGGACCCGGTGATGTGACTTACAATTCCGTGACGGTCGATCCTGGCGGCTTTGTATTGCTGCCGAATGATGATGTAAGCGGCATCGGCTATGTGAGCCCACAAGCGCCAATTGGTGAAGTTTGGGAGGTCATTCAAAGTCTTATCCAACAAGTAGGCATCGCAAACGGCTTAAGCGCTCATAGTTTGACTGCCAAGGTGAGCGAGGAGAGCGGCCTTTCCAAAATCGTTTCCAACCAAGAGTTGATGGAGAAACGACAGGACGACATCGAACTTTGGCGACGATACGAGGGCCAACTCTTTGAGCTGACCCGAACTGTTTGGAACGCCCACAATCCGGGCAGGAAGATAAGCGACAAGGCGCAATTCAGAATTGACTTTGCTGACCTGAGAGATCCGAGTCAAGAAGTTGAGGACGCTTCCAAGTGGCAATTGTTGATTGATGCCGGCCAGGCAAGTCCGATTGATTGGGCCATAAGCCGCAACCCTGATTTGGATCGCGAACAGGCAAAGGAATATCTGATCCAGGTGCAACAGGAATCGGCAGAGTTAGGCGCCAATAGGGAGAAGTCTGCAAGTTTCGACTTTGATTAAAACCCTGTCATTTACCGTAATATCTTAATACCACATTAAATTTCGTCACAAAAGACGTTAAAATGGAGGAGTAAAAAATGGCTTTAAATATGGTTCTGGAAACATTGGAAGGCGTAGAGGAAACGACCGCCAAACTCTACATTGAAAAAGATGGGAAATACTACTTGGACGTGGACGGCCACGATAAAAACGTAAATCCAGGCATTCCCAAAAGCCGGCTGGATGCAGAGATTCAGAAGCGCAAGGAGTCAGAGCTGACCTTGACAGAGATCGCCCAGGGCTTTGTTGAGGAAGTTCCCGAAGACATGCGCGACATCATCCCCGACCTGCCAGCGGCCCAAAAGATCAAATGGATTCAGAACGCAACCCGCAAGGGTCTTTTCAATAAGCAGACCCAGGAAGGAATTGACACGAAGCGTCCCGGCAGTAAACCGCCTGTCAATTTTGACGGATTATCCCCACAAGCCATAATGGCCCAGGG